AGAATAGAAAAGGAGAATAGGAGACATGGCTGACACCGATAATGGTAACGTAAATATCATTGAGATAGATCGTAGTGAGAAGAAAGGCCCATCTTGGTATAATGATGCCTCTGGGGCATTTGACAAGTGGAGAATATTCCCACGATTACTTATCTCATTGTATGGATTTGCGTTCTACAGAACAACAGAGTGGTTTATGACACTACCCGACCCAACAAACGCACAATCAGCGTTTGTGTCTGTTATTGTGGGTGCTGGTGCAGCTTGGTTTGGTCTTTATGTGGGGGCGACTGCTAAAAAATAATGGTTGATTTCGCTGACATATTAGAAGCACAACGTGAAGCTAACTCTACGTCAGAGGGTGTTCTTGTGGGTCAGACTGACCTACAAAATATAATGCAATCGTTGACAAGCGTGGCACAACAACAACTGAACACAATGAAAGATGTGTTCGGCAGTATTAAAACATCACTATCAACACAGATATTACCTGACCAAGAGTCTGACGATGAACAAAACACACTTTTACAGTCAATTGGTGATAAACTTGGTGATTTATCAACAAATCTAAAAGATTCAATAGCAGGAGTATTTAAACGTAGTAAGTCCAGTGAGGAAGAAGAAGATAAGCAAACTAAGTCTTTATTTAAAAGAATTGGAAAAGGTCTCTCTGGTATTGGTACTAAACTTGGTGGACTAGTTGATCAAGGAAAACAAGCAGCATCAAGGGTTGCCTCTGGTCTTGGTTCAATAATAAAGGGAACTCTATTGGGTGCCTCACTTTTTGCTTTAGCTAAACTTCTTCAATCTGAAACTTTTGCAACTTTGCTCCGAGATCTGCTCACTTCTATTTTACCATCAATTAATAAGTTTTTAGCAGAATTGAAAGATTTTGTTACCGACCCTAATTTAATTCCTAATCTTAAAAAAGCATTTAAACAAGTCACCGCAGTATTAAGAGAATTTGTTGAAGATGTGAGAGATGTCCTAGACTTTTTTGGTATATTGGAGAGATCAAAAGAAGAACAAATTGCTAGAGATATAGAGGAGGACTTTAAAGAAAATGAACAAAATCTACGAAATAGAGATTTATTAGAAGAAATTGCACAAAAACGGGCGAATATTGCCGAATTAGAACAAAAAATAACTGCTGGGGATAGGGTTCCTCAAGGACAACTAGAAAGTGAAAAAGTAAAACTTACACGCTTAGAAAACCAACTAGCTAAACTTAATGCTGACGATCCGGCTAGTTTGGGGGAGCAAATAGACAAAGAAGTTAATCAAGAATTAGAGAAACAAGAATTAGATAAAATAAAAAAACAAGAATCCATTGCTAAACTACAGGAAATAGAAAAAAGAGGAAATTCATTAGCTAGAGATTTAGAATTTGAAAGACTACAAAGAAAACTTCAAGAAGAAGAAGATCAAAAAAAGTTGCTTCTGAACATGAATAAAAACCCTGAATCTCTGGTCAATCAGCTAGCACTAGAAATAGCAGGTACAATGAGTGGAGCGACAAATGTTGTAGCAACTGATAACAGTACGTTAACCAATACTGTAAATAATTCTAAATCTAGTACAATAATGCCAACGACTATTGCTGACAATAATCCTAGTATTATGACAAATAGAATGGAATAAAAAAATGCCCCTCTTGCGAGGGGCACTCAGTCTTAATTGGCTGCCAACTTCTCAAAATACGCCATAGCATCGTCATCATCATTTTTAGGTGGTGTTGACTCAACTGGTTTTGTATCAACTACTGGTGGAGCAGTAGGTTCATCATCAAATTGCTGTGTATGCTCATTGACATTACCAACTTTGACTGTACCCGAAAGTACGTTTTCAAGACGAGTCTTTAACTCATCATAGGACTTGAAGTTACTCGCTGCAGAGAATTCAGCAAGTGGATAAGACGTTTTCCAAACTCGTTCAATATCAGAATCATCTTGGAACAAAGCACTTGTGCCTTCAAACTCTGATTTGTCGTAGTTCCAATAACCATCAACTTTACGAATCTTTAATTTAAAGTTTGCACCTTCCCAGAAATCAAATGGATTGATTGCTTCTTCATCTTGAAACTCTGGTGACATGGCTGCGGTTAGTTTATCAAATATCTTTTTACCATATTTGAACAAAAACACTTTACCTTCATTCTCAGGGTGTTTAGGGTCAGATACCACATAGATATTTGAATAGTAAGATAGCTTACGTTTCTGTTTACGAGCAATCTCTTTATCAGACTCGATACCTGTATTCCACAATTTAGTATTGTATTCTGAAACAGGGTCTTTTTGACCGATAGTAGTTAGAGAGTTTTCGATATACCATTGACCAGTTGGGCCTTGAAATGCATGACTCCAAATTTTGCCCCATGGCAAATCTTCACCTTCTACTGCTGGTAAGAAACGAATGACTGCATAACCATTACCAGATTTATCTAGTTCTGGTTTCCATAGTCGCTCATCTTTGTAAGATTTCTTTTCTTGAGGTTCACTCTCAGTCTTTGCTGAGTCTAATAATTTATTTAATGAACTGCGTTGTCTTAATGAATCTAAAGACATAGTTTTCTCCTTATGTTATCGTATGTTATCGTATGTACGTTTGTGTGACTATCAATTATATCTTGCCCATGTACTGGATTAACCCAATAATAATTTACGTCTGAAAAGGTTCTAAACACATGGTTTAGTTGTTCCTTCCAATTCACAGGATTAAATCCTCTACAGTCAGACTCGATATAATTTTTAGTTCCTTTATATATATTGTTAACTTTCTCATTATAATCACTTAAATCAAAACCTAACAAATATATTTCTTTACTTTCCTGTGATGCAAGTAGTAGTGCATTTGTACCAGCAGAAAAATTAGATTTCATTCCAGTTGTTCTTACTTTATCATTTTCCTCAACCCAAGTAATAAAGATACCTGTTCTAAAAAACAATTTCTTTTGTAGATCATCTTTATCAAGATTTGGATTGTTTACAAGTTGTTGATAAACTTCATCAACAGTTTTAGGGTCTTTACCCTGCACAACAAAGAAATCTCTACCTTTTTGTTCTGTCTCATGTATTTGTTCTTCAGGCCAACCATAAGTAAAGGATTCTTTTCCAACCATGGCTGGAATGACACTCCAATCTGAGAACCAACAATTGTTCTCTAATGGATACCCTGATTCATATATTTCTTGTTGCATATTATAGTCTACCGAGACAAGGTTTGTCAACACCTTTTCACGATACATTGCATTACAGCCCCAAGTAATAACCTCTGGTTTTAATTCTTGATTTATATCCCACTGTTTTCTGGACTCACCATTTCCGTACACTATTGAAATTGTCATTTAAAAATTTTCCATAATTATTAATCAATTTATATGTGTCATTCCAAACAAAGTCATCTTTTAATTCCTCATTCCACATGTCCAAATATGGATAATCACAATCTATAAAGATAAGTTCTTCAATTGGAATACGTTTACCAAGATATTCTTTCAGTAGTTTGGGATGTTGACCATCAATCACCTCTAACCAATCTTTCACATCTTCTTTACCCAAATAAGTAGAAAAACACCAAGCACGCTCTAAACTATCATCTATACGATTTTTCCAATCTTCGTAGTTTTGATCTGAAAAGTTACCAACCCAACCTTTTGGGTCTTGTACAAAGTTTGCAAGTAGATAGTCTTGTATCTCTTGCTCAGTGTCATACTTACTTGCAAGTTTTACAAAGAAAGCTCGATCTTTTCTTTTGTAAAAAGAGTTACGAGATATTTTAGTTTTACCTCTATATTTGATGAAATCATAATCCCCCTTACCAAAGTGAGCTCGCATTGCACAATACATAAGATATACATCAACTGGCGTCATATGGGCAATCTTCCTTTTCTGGGTAGGTAGTTGAGGTCTGTTGCATTGACCTCAATTTTTTCTTTGAGTCCTTTCGTAATTAATTTTGCAACACTCACTGGCTCAATATTATTCTTATCGCAATAATACATTACAGCTTCCATGTGTGTTATTTTTAATTCTAAAGATATTCTCTCAATCTCTAGAGAGAATGTTTTTGGAGTGTGTATTTTCATATAGTAAAACTCTCACCACAACCGCAACGATCTTTTTCGTTGGGATTGTTAAATTGAAATCCTTCGTTTAGTCCTTCTTTCACATAGTCCAGCTCAACACCATTTAGGTATAATTGGGATTTAGTGTCTATGAAAATGTTATAATCATTTGACTCCAAAACCCAATCACCTTTTTGTTGACCCACATCATCATATTCAAACACATACATCATA